CCGCTTCCTCCGCAACGTCTCGCTGCAAGAACCCGGCGCGTGGCAACCGTTCCCCGGCTGGCAGACGCGCAGCACGACCAGCCTCGGGGCGTTGCGTCCGCAGGGCGGGCGGCGCATCTACATGGTCGCGGGCACGTTCCTGCTCGCCAGCTACAACGGGCAGGTCTTCAAGCCGAGCGATGTGGGCGTCTGGGGCGCGGCGGTGCTCTCGGGCCGCTCGACCGTCAACGAGCACTTCTTCGTCTACGACCGCAACCTCGTCGCGCTGTTCGACGGGCAGGGGTCGATGCAGAAGAGCGAAGACGGCACGACGTGGACGCGCATGGGGATCGCTGCGCCTGCCGCTGCGCCGGGCGTCGCGCTGGTCGCAGGCGGCACGCTCGTCGCGGGCAACACCTACGAGGTCGCCTACACGTTCGCCGACGCGGGCCTGACCTACGAGAGCAGCGGCTCGCCGGTCGCGTCCATCGCGCCGACGGCGGGCAACCTCACGATCCGCGTGACGATGGCGGTGAGCGCCGACCCGCAGGTCGATACGAAGTATGTCTACTGCCGCAACGTGACGGCGGGCGAGTCGGTGCTGCGGAAGGTCGGCACGACGGGCGTGCCTAACGCGACGACGACGTTCGACATCACGACGCCGAGCACGTTCTTCCCTGACGGCGTCGAACTGCCGACGAAGAACACGGTGCCCGGCGCGTTCAGCTTCGGCGTCGTCTGGCGCAACCGCTGGTGGGCACGCGACGCGGCGATCACGAACCGCATCTGGTTCAGCGAGATCTTCCTGCCGCAGGCGTGGCCGGGCCTCTACTACCTCGACATCCCGTTTGAACGCGGCGACCGCATCACCGCGCTCATCGCGCTCGGCGACACGCTCATCGTCTTCGGCAACACTGGGGTCTACCTGATCATCGGGCAGACCTCGCTCGACTTTGAGGTGCGCCCCAGCGCGGGCGCGGTGGCCGGGGCGCTCGGCCCGCGTGCGGTCTACCAGATCGAAGCGGGCGTGCTACACGGCAGCGACGGCGGCGTCTACCTCTTCGACGGCGCGAGCGACTCGCTGCTGTCGGACGACATCTGGACGGCGTGGCAGGACATGATGACCCACGTCGCGCCGACGGATATGCAGCGGATCGCGATCTGCTATCACCCGCAGCGGAAGGAGGTGCGCGTCTCGGTGCCGCGCCTCTACGACGTGTCGGTGCCGGGCGAGTGGGTGCTCGACCTCTCGCGCACGAAAGCCGCCGAGGGGACGAGCGCGTGGACGAGCACGACGCGGAAGATCGGCGGTTACATCCCGTGGGATGGCCGCGAGGCGAGCGCAGGCGATGCGGGGCGGCTCTGGACGTGGAAGCTCGACGCGGGGCAGTTGGCGGAAGAGTCGATCCCCAACGCGGGCGAAGACGGCCAGCCGATGACGTGCTACTACGAAGGCCCGGCGCTGCTGCCTGCCGCGCGGCGGTGGGCGCGGTTCATCGAACTGTTCGGCGAGTATCGCCCGACCTCGGGCACGTTCAACATCGAGGTCATGGTGGACGACTCGTCCGTGGCGAACCTGCTGATCGATGTCGCGGGGGCGGGCGTCTCGCTCTACGGCACGGGGATCTACGGCATCGCGAGCTACAGTGGACGGCAGCGGAAGTACTTCACGTCGATGCTGCCGCTGATCGCCGAGGGCAACGCGATCACGCTGCGGGCGACCTACGTCGGCATCGGGCTGTTCAAGTGGTTCACCTACGCCATCGGCGTGCGGCCTGAACCGCAGATGCGAGGGTTCAACTGATGGCGAGCTACCCGACGACTCCCGTTGTCTTCCCGGCCCGCTCGGACGGCCAGACCGTCTTCGCGCAGCACATCAACGCGCTGCAGGACGAGATCGCGGCCATCGAGCAGAGCTTGATCGTCGGCCCGCCGCCGCCGCAGATGGCGTCGAACCCGCTGACCGTCTCCGGCACGAACCCGACGCTCGTGCTGGACGACAACCAAGGCGGCGGCGCACTCTCGAAGGTCCGGCTGAATAGCGACGTGAGCGGCAACGTCAACCTCACCAGTAACGCGGACTACCCCGGTGGAGTGTGGACGGCTGATGACGTGGCGGCGATCTCCGCGCTGTTACAACTCCAGCCCCAGACCGGTCGCCTCATTTTTTACAACGCGCCCGTCGGGCCGAACCCGCGCAGCTTTAACGTGCTGTTCCAAGTGCAAAACGACGGCAGCATCCGCGAGCGCGGACGGGCGGCGGCGCTGGGCGACTGGACCAACGTGCCGTTCAACGCGGCGGACTACACCGGCAGCGGCGCGATGACATGGGCTGTGGCCGCCGGTAACGTGTCGCTCTATCGCTATTCCATTGTTGGGAAAACTGCCTTCGTGGAGATGGACATCTCTGGAGCCATTCTGGGCGGGACCGCAAGCACCTCGCTCCGCGTCGCGCTACCAGCCGCCATCACGCCCGCCACAGGTGGCGGGAGCCGTCAATTTCCAGTGTGGCTGCACACCGGGAGCGCGGCCAACTCCATCATCGGGATGGCGGTGTATTCAGCGGGCATTGGCCGCATTGATGTTTACTGCCATCCCAACGCCTCGACGTTGTGGACGATTGGGCAGGCCCCGCGCATCACACCCTCTTTCTTTTTCGCGATTAACTGAGCCGCTGACGATGGCGCAGACCAGCTACGTCAATCAGGTGCTCGCGGGGTTCCCAGCCGACCAGCGCAAGGCGCTGCAGTTGGCGTTTGAGTACGTGCTCACGAACCTGCGGCTCGGGCGACCGGATCCATCGAGCCGCGCCGAGAACCTGCAGTTGTACTATTTCGACGGCGTCACGGCGGCGGTCGCGAACACGGAGTTCTCGATGGTGCATGGGCTGGCGGCGGTGCCCTACAACATGATCCAAGTGCTGCCGGTGCGGATCGTCGGCGCGCAGATCGTGCCGCTGCGCGTCACGCGTGCCGCCGACACCAACCGGATCTACCTCGCGTCGTCGGTCGCGAACGCGCCCTTCATGGTCGCGCTGGAGGTCTGATGGCCTACGGCTACAACGCGCAGGGGCAGATCGTCTGGCTGGATGACAACGGGCCGACGATGGCGTTCGACCCGCACTCGGGCGCGTCGCATCCGATGGGCGGCGGCACGCCGATCATCGCCTACGGGCCGAACCGCAACATCACGCCGGGGCAGGGGTGGATCGACCCGGCGACGCAACACGTCGCGCCGCAGTCGTCCGAGGAACTGGGGGCGATCTACGACCGCTCGCCCAGCGGGACGCCGGAGGGCCGGGCGAAGTTCATCGCCGCGATGCAAGCGCCCGACACGCGACGAGCGCCGACGCAAGACACCTCTGGCCCGATCTGGAACATCATCCGGGGCAAGCTCCCGCCGGGGAAGAAGTACGACTCGCAGGGCAACATCGTCAACACGACCGCGTTTGAGAAGTTCGACACGGGCCTCAACAACGCAGCGGCCTACGGCGGCGCGGGCCTCGGCCTCGCCGCTGGTGGCCTCGCGCTCGGGGCGCTCGCGGCGGGCGCGTATGGTGGGGCTGCAGCGACCGGCGGCGCAGCAGCGAGCGGTGGTAGCGCGGCAGCGGGTGGTGGCGCGGCGGCGCTGCCTGCGGGCTGGGCACCCGTGGCGATGGGCAGCGGCGGGGCGTGGGGCGGGGCAGGCGCAGCGGGCGGCACGGCAGCGGGCCTCGGCGGCGCAGGCACCGGGCTGGCGATGACCCCGGAAGGCGTCATCCTGCCCTCGGCGGCGTCGGCGGGCGGCAGCACGGGCCTTGGGGCGACGGGCGATCTCGTCTTCGGCTCCGGCTTCGGCGCGGCCCCGACCATCGGCGTGCCAGCGGGCACGTTTGGGGCGGGGGCGGGCACTGCCGCAGCGGGCACGGCGGGCGCGGGGACGGCAACCACGGTGGGGGAGACGTTGGCAAAGCAAGCAGCCAAGACCGGGGCGCAGACGGCGGCGAAGAAGGTGATGAAGGCGGGCGCGGTCGTCGCGCCTGCGGTCGCCGGGCTGTATGCTGCGACGCGGGGCGGGAGTGGAGGCGGGTCGATGGACATGAATCAGGCGCTCACGGCGCTCCTGCAGCAGCAGCAGGATCAGATGCAGCAAGAGTCGCCGCTGCGGAAGTTGCTGCTGTCGCAGCAGGCGGGGATGCTGCCGAGCTACATGAAGCGGGATCCGCAGTACCAGCAGTGGCTGCAGAACAGCGCGCCCGCCGCGCAGAGCGCGATGAACGCGGCGGTGCAGCGCCCGCCGTATCTCACGTAGGAGGTTTCGATGGCGTCCCCTTCGCCCTACTACAACCCCGGAGGCCCGCCCGCGCAGTACGGCGGGTCGTCGCCGAGCTACACGCCTCCGAGCTACAACGCGCCGTCGCCGATGGCGGGGTGGGGTGCGCCGTCAACGAGCAGCGCCAGCGCCCAACCGGACACCAGTCCGTTCGGGAACTTCTTCGATGACCCGACCTCGCAGCCGATCAACACCGC